ACTGCCGGAGACACCAAATGACCACAACCACCCCTGATACGGCGACAAGTGCGCCTGTGAATTTTTCTGTTCTTCGCAAGGTCAACGTCAATGACCACATCAAGAAGAAGAACAATCTCTCCTACCTGTCCTGGGCCTATGCCGTAGACGAGCTGTTGCAGCTCGACCCCTCTGCAACTTGGGAGTACCGCTTCGGCAAGCAGCCAGTGGTCACAGCAATGGACACCACGGTGTTCCTCGACGTTCCCTACGTCCGCATCGGCGACACCGCAATGGTGTTCTGCACGGTCAATGCCTTCGGCGTGTCGCGCACTGCGCAACTGCCGGTCATGGATCACCGCAATAAGCCCATCCCCAACCCCGATTCATTCCAGCTCAACAACGCCATGCAGCGTTGCTTGGTCAAGGCCATCGCGCTGCACGGTCTGGGTCTCTACATCTACGAGGGCGAGGACATCCCCGAGGAAGACAAAGAGCCACCCAAACCCAAGCTCACCGCCGAACAGATTGCCGCCGCCAAGAAGTCACTGGCCGATTGCAAAACGATTGACGCCCTGCGCGACACGTTCAACGCCTTCGATGAAGTGACCCGCGACATCACCAAGGAGTACGCGCTCTCGCTGCGCAAGAAGCTCGAAGCTGCCGCGAAAGCTGCGTGATGCAGAACATCGAGCAACGCACCGAGGCTTGGTTCAAAGCCCGTGAGGGGAAGCTGACGGCTTCTTCTTTCGCTGCCGCTGCTGGCCTTGGGCCAGGTTCACGCCAACAGGCGTGGCGCCGACTGATGGGACTCGAAGAGTTCTACGAAAACGAAGCAATGAATTGGGGAACAGAGAATGAACCGAATGCGCTGGCGGCATACAGCACGCACTTTCTGGCGGAAGGTGACTCTTCAAATCTGGTGGGCTTTGTTCAGCACAAGGATTTGGCTTGGCTTGGTTGTTCACCCGATCTTCTTATCGGGAATAAGGGCTTGGGTGAAATCAAATGTCCGGCATCGAAAGTCATCTACCCCGATGTCCCGATTTATTACATGGCGCAAATGCAGGGCCAGATGGAAATCACAGACCGCGACTGGTGTGACTTCATCGTCTGGACGCCCGACGCCATAAGCGTTCGCCGAGTTCAACGCTGCCCCGAATACTGGCAGTGGCTCTACGAAAAGCTCGCTGAGTTTTGGATGTACGTCGAAGCGCAACTCGAACCGCCCCGTGCGAAACGCGAGAAGCCGCCGGAGACCATCCACCTCATCGGCAGAGAAACTGTCATTCAACTTAACCAACTCTGAAAGGGAATCACATGACACATCAAACAGGCGTATTCCGCATTGGCAAAGACGCCGAGCTACGCACCGCAGGCAACACCTCGGTCATCAATCTGGCGCTGGCCAGCAACTACGGAAAGAAGGGTGACGACGGCAAGAAGCCAACACAATGGATTGACGCCGCGCTGTGGGGCAAACGCGCCGAGGCGCTCGAGCAGTACCTCGTTAAAGGTCAACAGGTGTACTGCGTCCTGAAAGACGTTCACATCGAGACCTACGAGAAGCGCGACAGCGGTACCGCATCCAAGCTGGTTGCCGAAATCCTCGACATTGAACTCGTGGGCAGTAGCGGTCAGTCCGGTGAGCGCAACGAGCGTCCTCGTGCAGAGCCTCGCCGCGAAGAACGCCCTCGCCAGCAAGCGCCGCAGCGCAGCTCGAGCTTCGATGACATGGATGACGACATCCCGTTCTGACATGAGGCACATCCTGCTTCTGTTGGCACTCGGGATTGGCGGCTACTTCGTATGGCAAGCCATTGGAAACGCAGCCCGAGTCCACACCAGACTGTTCCTTGGCCAGCATCTGTTCAAGGTTGCAGCAATCGTCGTAGCAGTGTTTGCGTTCTTCATCTCGCAAGCCCTCTACGGTTCAGCAAAACTTTTCTAGGACACCACAATGAAAGCAATCCTCTCCATCGCACTCGCTCTGCTGATCGCCAGCATGACTGCCTGCACACAGATTGACACCGGCAACATCGGCGTCGAATCCACTCTTGGCCAGGTCAAGAAAGAGACCCTGCCCCCAGGCGTCTACTTCACCATGTTCAAGAAGGTCACTGAGGTTTCAGCCAAAGAGCTGCGCCTGTCGCTCGATGACTTAAAACCACAGACCAGCGACAAGATCACGCTGCAAGACTTGGACGTGGACATCTACGTGCAGATCGACCCTGCTCATGCCAGCGACATCATGACCCGCTGGAATGGCGACATCAGCTACGAGAAGGGTGAAGACAGCGCACGCATCGGCATCAACTACGTGACGCGCCAAGCACGTGAGGCCATCTACAACGCAGTGTCCAAGCGTGGCTCTGCCACTGTCCACACCGAGCGCACAGAGATTGCCGCTGCCGTGGTCAAGGCTTTGCAAGAAGACCTCGATGACTCAGCCGGTAAGGGTTGGTTCTTCGTTCGCTCTGCCAACGTGCGCAACCTGGTGACAGACCCCGCGCTCGAGAAGGCAATCATGGAAGCGGCCAACCGCCAGTTCCAGATCAATGCCAAGCAGAAGGAAGTCGAGCTGGCCAAGGCAGAAGCCGAGCGTCAGCGTGTCGAAGCACAAGGTATCGCTGACGCCATTCGCATCAAGGCTGCGGCCGTGTCATCGCAAGGTGGCCAACAGTTCGTTGACCTCGAGGCAATCAAGAAGTGGGACGGCAAGCTGCCATCCACCATGTCTGGCAACGCCACTCCATTCATTCACGTGAAGTAATGAAGGCTCTACTCGCAATCGCTCTTCTCCTTTGTGTCGCTGCGTGCGGCAAGAAGGAAATGCCACCACAGGAGGGCGACCTCCCCCGTGGCTGCGACAAGGTGCAAATCCTTCGTGTGGATGCACACAACGACGGGACATACGAAACCCTGATGGAACAACAGAGCGCAATGCGTAAGCGGTATCTGCGCGACGGCAACTTCGGCAACGTCGGTGACGTGTTCACCTTCTGCCACTAAGAAAAACAACCAGAGAGGAAGTCATGGATAGACAGCAACACAGGAAGCTCGTTCGCGAGCGAGTGAACGACGAGAACAAAAAGCTCGCAGCACAATTCGCAATCCCCAAGGCATTCATTGCACACGCACGACGCCACGGTATGCAAGTCGTGGACATCATTCAAGCGCAGTTCAAACACAAGGACGCTGGCACATTGAGAGGTAAGAAAGCATGAGTAACTTTGAACGCACCGCACAGTGGCTCGCAGCCTGCGGCAAGGAAGTTGGCCACAAACAGAATCTGTCCACACAGATTGGTTGCCACATGGAGGAGTTCCTCGAGTTCACCAAGACGCTGGCATTCAGCGGCGACGGCGAGACTGCTGTGTTCCTCACGCCCCTGCAAGTGCAAGCCGCCATCGAAACGCTCAACCGCTTCGCCACTGAAATCAAGCGCGGCTCCATCGTGGCCACCATCCCACGTGAAGCACGTGCCGAATGCCTCGACTCACTGTGCGACATGCAAGTCACCGGCGACGGTGTGGCATGGCTGGCGGACTTCAACAAGATCGCGGCAGACGAAGCTGTGCTGCAAGCCAACGAAGCCAAGCTCGTTGACGGCAAGCCAGTGATTCTCGAGGGCGGCAAGATTGGTAAGCCCGAGGGCTGGACTCCTGCTGACCTGTCGAGGTTCGTATGAGCGCCATCGAACACAAGCCAGACACCATGCTCCTGATGGCAAACATCCACGCCAGCAACGAGACAGTCAGCGTGCGCTCAAACATGGGCACGCTGCCCGAGGTACTGGAAAGCATGGAGCGCTTCTTGCGCGGCTGTGGCTACCAGTTCGAGGGTGAGCTGGACATCATTCCACCGGAAAAACTTTAATCATCAACTAAGGAAATCAAAATGAAACAACAACGCATCTATCTCGTCGGCCACGGTCATGACATCCGCCTCGTCAAAGCGGCTCACCGCTCGCAAGCACTGGGTCACGTGGCACGCTCGATCATCAACGTGAAGGTAGCCAGCCAGGACGAACTCGTCGAGGCGCTCGGCCACGGCATCGCGGTTGAGTCCGCATCGCCCGACGCAGAGACCAGCGAACTCTTCGGTGGCGATCAACAGGCAGCGTAATGCTTAAACAGATTCGTTATCTGTTCAGCATGGCGGCAACCTTTGTCGCCATCTTCTCAATCTGCTTTGCCCTGTGGGTCATCGTCGGTGCGTGCATCGGCTTTGGCTGGACAGTGGGCAAAGCGTTAGCAGGAATCATCTAATGAAGGAAATCATCCAACTTCGGGAGGTGGCCAGTCTACTCAACGTGAACCAAGAAACGGCGCGTCGTTGGGCAGTCAGCGGTCGCATCCCCGCCTTCCGTTTTAACGGCAAGGGTCGGTGGCGTGCGTTCCGCGAGGATATTGACAAGTACCTTGCAGCGCATCAATCTACCGCTGCGACTGGGCAAGTCGTGAGCGCCAATCAGTAATAGTTTTTGAAAGGACTACTGACATGGCGCTTTATAGAAGAGAGAAGTCGAAGGTATGGTGGATTGACGTCACTGCCCCCAACGGACAGCGGCATCGCGTCACAACCAGGACGACCAACAAGCAGCTCGCCAACGAGTTCGAAGCCAAGTTCGTCACGGATTTGTACAAGACTCAGCGGTTGGGCCTGCAAGGGGATCGCCGGTTCAGTGAAGCAATCAAGGTGCTGCTGACCGAGAAGGAAGGCAAGGACGTCTACATCGAGTACGAGCGCCAGCTCGGGTGGTGGCTTGAACAGTTTGGCGACATTCTGGTCAAGGACATTACCAAGGGGTTGATTCTCGACACGATAGCGCTCAAAGAGGCGACGGTTTCAAAGGCGACTTGCAACCGTTACCTCTCTGCCCTTCGAGTTTGTTTGAACCTGGTGAAGAAGAAGCACGGCTGGATTGAGCAGGTGCCGGATTTCTTTATGAATCAGGAGAGCAAGGGTCGGGTTCGCTGGCTGAAACCCGATGAAGTGGCGCGGCTGATTTCCAGCTTACCGGAACATCTGCGTGGGCCTGCGGTGCTGGCGCTGGCAACAGGGTTGCGCCGCAGTGTGGTGACAGGATTGAAGTGGGGTCAGGTGGACTTGGTGCGCAAGGTCATCACCATTGATGGTGAACACATGAAGAATGGTGAAGACCTGGGCATCCCGTTGTCAGAGATGGCGGTGGCGGTGCTGCGTGAACAGATCGGCAAGAACGTGGAGAACGTCTTCACGTACTGCGGTCGCTCGTTCAAACGCTGTTCTGAGAAAACCTGGGACAAGGCTTTGGAGAAGGCGGGTATCGAGGATTTCAGGTGGCACGATTTGCGCCATACCTGGGCCACCTTGATGACGCAGGCGGGGGTACCGGATGCGGTGCTGATGACCTTGGGTGCGTGGAAGACGCTCTCGATGGTTCGTCGGTATGCGCACCATGCCACCGAGTCGGTTCGTCCGCACGCTCAGGCGGTGGACGGGGCGCTCTCTGGGGTCATGTCACAAATCCTGCCACACCCTCCGACCGGAGTGAATGTTCACCCACTTCGGAGAGTCATGTAAGTCATTGATTATTGGCGGAAAGGGTGGGATTCGAACCCACGTTACCGCATAACGGTAAACCGGATTTCGAGCCTGTGACAACTCTGAATTGCACGCGCAAAAAACTCCTGAGAAATCAGGCTCTTGCGCTCACGATAGCCCAGATTTTCGTGCATTCACGTCACACGGAATCCTGCCTTTTCCTGCCTTGATCTGCATATCTACGACACGTTTACGACACACCAAAAAAGCAATGGCAACAAGCAAGAAACCCCGTAAGAAGTACCAACCAAAGATCGCGGCAAAGCTGCCCGTGGTCTACCGTTTTGCCCCCGACGCCGAGCGCGATCTGCAACTGGCTCCGCACGCTGCGCTGACCAACTTCAAGCTAGGCACCGTGGCCGACGAGGATTGGCACACGCTGGCCTCAAGGCTGAATCTCGGCAGCACCATCGCCCACCAAGTCTTCGAGGGCGTGGAGGCCAGGGTCGCAATGAACGATGCCGTCGAGGCACTGCGGTCTGTGTGGGTGCGCCACGAAAAGACTGGCAAGTGGGGCACCACCGGCGAGGAATACAACACCATCGCCTTGGGGCTGACGCTCACGGACGACATGCAGGCGAAATGCACCCGCCGAGAAATGCGGAAAGCCATTGAACACGTCATCGAGAACGCAGCCGTCAACCGTCGTGGCCTTACCACGAAACAGATGCTGGCTGGTTCTGTCATCTAGCCTATTTGGATCGAGCCATCTTGATTCGAGCCTCCTCGACCTGTTTGGCATAGTCTGTTCGGAGCTGTTGAATGCGCTCAATCTCGAGCCGCTTCTCAGCGCCGGACATCGTGGCGTCATCCTCGACTACCTTGAGCTGCTTGTTCAGCTTGGATAGGCTATCCGAGGCTTTGGCGTACAGCTTGCTCATGGAAATCTGGTCGCCCTTCTCTTCGGCAATCGCCTCAGCCCGTTTGTACTGGCCAAGGTTGATGAAGTTCTGGTAGTCGGCCACCGCAGTCGCAGCTTCCTTGGCGTTCTCGTAGAACGAGGTGACGTACTTCGACTGGCCTTGCGGCATGGTCTTCACGTAGTTTCCCACCACCAAGAAGTCGTCGATGCGCTCAAAGCGCGATGACTCACCTGGCTTGAGCGGAGCAACCGCCATGTTCGATGTCGCCTGCATGGCGGTACCGACCCAACCCAAATACCCCCGAATGAGGTAGTCGTACTGGATGGGCGAGAGCTGCATGTTGTCGGCGTTGATCGCCCCGCCGGTGACGGCAGAGGCCATCTCGGCAAACATGCCGTTGATCTTGCCCAGACCCACCGCCACGGCAGACGTGCCCTGGTTGACTCGGTTGCCAACAGACAGACGCTCCATGCCCATCGACTCGATTGGTCGGCTGGTGAAGCCATCCTTGTTGCGAGCGATGTCGTACACGGGGCGAACAATCTGGGGCACAGGGTTGATGGCCAGGTTGTCAGCGAACACCGCCAACAGACGGCGACCGAACACCTTGCCTTCCACGTTCTTGTCCACGAGCTGCTCGGTAAAGCGCTCGACGATGGTCTCGAAGGCGCCCATCTCGAATGGCTTGGGGATGCGCAGGCCGGTCTTGGTGCCAGGCACCTTGAACCAGAAGAACGCGTCACGTTCCCAATCCTCCAGCGCCTTGTAGTCGTCGTCATCCTTCTGGCTGAGGTACAGCACGATGCCGAACATCGTGATGGCGCCCAACACAGCAGAGAACTTCGCGGCTTTCTGGCGCTCGGACTCTGTTGCATTTCCGCTGAGAGACTGAACCACTGGGTCTAAGCCGTCGCGGCCGAGCTTGTACAGGCCCTGCAAGCGAGCATTGAAGTACGGCAGGATTTGGGACAGATACCGCACTGCAACAAAGCCACCTTGCAGCGAGAAGTCCTGCAAGTCACGGGCAGCGTATGCGGCCTCGAGGTGGGTGGCACCGTTCGCACGGAGCTGGTTGTACAAAGCGAGGCGGTTGGAGTTTTCCATCGCGTCACTGATTTCGTCGTATTTGTCCCACACACCCTTGAAGGCTTCCTTCACCTTGGTCTCGGTGGTGAGGATGTCCTTGTTGGGAACGCCCTTGCGGATGAGGTGCTTCACATTGGAGGCAGCATCACCGTCAAAGGCGTTGCCCATTGCAAAGATGCCGCCGCCAGCCAGAGCTGAGGCGCGGTCATCTTTGTACGCACGCCATCCTTCGATGACGTTGGCGATGGGGTTCTTATTCAGCTCGGAGATGCCGATGGACTGAACAGAGTCGCGGATCAAGTTGTTGATCTTGAACGTGGGGCTGAGGGAGATGAAGCGAGTCAGCGTGGTCTTGAACTCGCGAGCCGTGTTCGTCCAGAAGCCGTAGCTAGGCACGCTGGCCACCGCATCCAGCGAGGCCAACAGGAACTCGTCGTCAATGCGCCAGTGTTGCTCTTTGCCATCGACCATCGTCTTGACAGAATCCTTCTCGGCGACTTTGAGTTTGGTCACAATGCCGCCCATCTGCATGGCAGAGTTGAGCGTTTCATTCGCAGCTTCGTTTTTCATCGACGCAGACAAAATGTGCGACCAGTTCATCAGCACGTTTTCCATCAGGTCGTTGAGCGGACGCTCGGAGCCTTTGAGCTTCTTCGACAGGTACTGGCCAACGGCAGCAGTGGATGTCTGGGCACCCGACAGGCTGCGGTCGTCATCCATGTTGCGGTAGAACGGCACGTACCAAATGTCAGACGAGAAGCGCTTGTACGCTGCCTCGTCAATGAGACCGTTGGTGCGAGCGATGTCGAGAACAGAGCGGTTCAGCTCGTTCATCTGTTGCAGGGTGTTGACGTACAGCGCCGCGCGCGACTTGCCATCTTTGGTCGTGCCCAGGTTGAGCTTCTTCAACTCAGCAATCTCGTCGTCCTTGAAGAAGTGTTCGCGGTCAGACTTCTTCAACTCGCCTGCGCGGTTGGCAGCAATCCACAGCAGGAAGCGGTCAACCTCGATGCCGAGCGGTTGCAAGACTTCGAGCAGACCCTTGGTGCCCTTCTTGATGTTGAGAGCGCCATCGTCGTTGAACACCTGGCCGTAGTGCAGCAGCGCGGAGACAGCGCCGTCTTGTGGGCCGTTCGACATGCGCAGCTTCATGTACGCCTTCATGTCCAGGTCGCGCACAGAGCGGAACTTATCGAAGGTGCCCTGCACCACGCGCAGCCAGAAGCGAGGCTTCAATGCCTCAAGGCGCTCTTGGATTGATGGAGGCGAGTAGTGACCCTTGGCCAACGCAATGGCGCGTGCCTTGGGTGAGAGGTCGTCGTACTGAGCCTCGTAGTCGTGGCGACGGAACATGGGCAAGCCATCCTCAGCCACGATCTGTTGCAGCTTCTCGGGAATGACGAAGCCGAGCTGTTGCCCAGTGCCTTCGATGTTCATCACCTCAACCTTGCCGCCCATCTCTTTCTTGCCAATCAAATCCTTTACCACAGACGGTACGGTCTGGTTGTAGTAGCTGGCCACGCCATCGCCACCAATGTCCATCTCTTCGCCGACCAGCTCGAGCGTGCCGCCATCGTTGATGGCTTTGTTGGCCAAGTCCTTGCCGACCGTAGCCGACAGTTCTTTCTGGCCGACACCCTTCTGGTTGATGACGCTGGCACCAGCCTTGTTGCCCACCACGTCGAACGTGCCGTCATCGTTTTGTTTGATGGTCAGCTTGTCAACAGAGTTCGACAGTTTGTAGCGGTCAACCTGTTGCTCGCCGGTAGTCCATGCGATGCGGTTGATACCCTGCTCTTGGGCGTAGGCAATCGCACGCTTCAACAGAAGCGCAGTCCATGCCTTCGTGTCTTTCATCATCGGCGCGTCGGGCACCTTGCCCTCTTCGTTGCCGAAGCCAAGCTCGCGACCGTCTTGGCCACGCTGGCTTTGAATCTCTTCAAGGAACAGAACGTCGTTGCCGTCCATATCCTTGCGCTGGTTCATGCGAACCCAACCGAGGTGCTTGCCACCTGACTCTGGGCCGAAGTGGATCTCGTCAAAGTCTTTGTACGGCTTGGTGCGGCCGGACGGTTCGGTGACGATGAGTTCGACGTAGTTCTTGCCACCGGCCAATGTGTACTGGCGGTGCTTGGTGCCCTGCAACAGACGAGGGTCGAGCGACAGCTCATCAATCATCTCCTCGCGGGTCAGGTCGATGTCTTCCTCGAGCGTGCCAGTCTGGTCGGCGTACATTGAGCGGATGTCTTCGTCGCTCAGGCGCTTACCGGCGCCACTGAGAATGACGTCGTTCAGGTGCAGCTTGTTGCCAGCAATGAAGTCCAGAACCTGTTGCTTCGTGACCTTGCCGGTTTGCATGGCCAGCCAGTCGTTCACGCCAGTCCATTTGATTTCCTCTTCGCGCACGCCAGGGAGCTTGCCGATGATGGCAACCCAGTCCTTCGCCTGTGCGGATTCCTGCTTGGCAGCGCGTGTGGCACGCTCAAGCGCTGAGTAGAAGGTCGGAGCCTTGCCACGCATCTGGCCTTCCAGCATGGATGCGTCAGCGGCCTTTGTACCGCCCTTACCTTCTTCACCTTCGCCATCGACAACGAACTTGCGTGCGTTGCGAACGAGCTGGTTAATCTCGTTGTTGCTGGCGTAGGCAATGTTGAATGTCTCACGCAGCCATTTGCGGATGGCGGCGTAGATCGTGCGCAGTGCAGACTTGGCATCGGCATCGAGCTTGTCGCCCTTCTCCGCCATGTCGGCCAAGACTTCCTCGGTGGCCTCCTCGAGTGCGAGACCTTCTTTGACCATCATGGCTTCTGCACGCTGGCGAACAGTCTTGTTGCCGTTGAACAGACCACGCATGGTCTCTGCGTGCTTCTCGCCCAGGATCGAGCGCAAGCCGAAGTGGCCTGCGATTTCGTGAGCGATGGTCAGGATGGCGTCGTTGGCGTTGTGGATGTTGCCAGCAACCAAGTACACCTTGCCATTGAGGTAGATGCCTGGCACCTTGTTGGCCATACCGGCGCGTTTGATGCGAGTTAGCGTTTTGATCGGCAGGTCATCCTCTGTCTCGAGAACAACCACGTTGGGCATGTTTGCCCACTCGCCAGTCATCTTGGCCAAGACCTTCTTGACATCGGCCTTGTTCATGCCGGTGTCGCCAACCGTGGTCACACGGTAGTGAGCCTTGTAGCCTTTGTTGAGCTGCGCAATTTCGTTCAGCTCGCGCATGGCACCGATGAAGTCACCAGATTCCGCCATCTCTTTCAGGCGAATCTCGTCCTCCATATCCAAGGCGTTGTCGTTGTACGCCTTGTCGATGCGCTCAATAGCCTTCTTGAGCTTTACAGGGTCAACCTTCGGGCTGGCCTTCTTTACTTCTGGTTCGGGTTCTGAGCGCTGCTCAGTTGGCGCTTCGCCAGTTCGTTCTTCACTATTCTGGCTCGGGCTTTCGGTGCGAGCTTGCTCAGTGCCACCATCCCCTTCAACAGATTTTGCTTCCTTAGCTTGTCGAGCGACTTCATCATTGATTTCTTCCTCAGTGAATCCAAGCGCCAGCATAGCTGAACGCAGGTCAGTATTGCTCTCGCCACCAATGGCGATTGCATCGTCAATGTCGAACAAGCTGGCATCGTCCAGCTCGCCCACGTATTGCATGGCTTCGCGCTCTGCCGCCTCGTAGCCATCGTCACCTTCGTCTAAGAAGGCTTGGTCTTCTGCATCTTCCTGCTCGCGCTGGCGCTGCTCCTCCATGCGCTGTGCAAGGATGTCATCAGCGTCGTCGCCGTACAGGGGTGCAATCTTCTCACCGCGCATGGCGCGTTGGATGAGTGCATAGATTTCGTCTTGGCCACCGATGGCGTCCTTGGGCAAGAAGCCACGCTCGGCAGCGTAGGTCTGCAAGTCATCCAGCGACAGTCCGGTCTTGCGGAACACAGGGCCGTAGCCAGACGCCATGAATGCGCGGCGCTCTTTGATGCCAGGGGCAAACTCCAGCACGACATCGAGCTTGATGCCGTAACGGCCGAGGAACGCCTTGAATGGGTTGTCCTTGGCCAGAGCTGAACGCAGGCGATCACCAGCAGAGCGTTTCTTTTCTTCCTTGGTCTGTTCGACTTTGGGAGTTTCATCGACATGTTTTGCAGACGTGTCGTTTTCAGGCTCGGCTTTCGACACGACAGGCTCGGCCTTTGGTTCAGCCTTGGTTTCCTCGGCCTTTACTACCGGAGCTTGTGGCGCTGCTACCGGAGCTGGCTGCGCTGCTACCGGAGCGGCTGCTGGCTTCTGCTCGAGCGCGAGGGGTTTGCCCTTCACGCCATCCTTCACCCATGACTTGAATGCCGCCATAGGCATTTCGCTGATGGCGCCCAAGCCAGTCCAGCCTGGGGTGTAGTTGGCCAAGTACGCCTTGCGTGCCTCGGCCTCGGTGTTGAAACCGACAAGCGCCTTGTGTTCGTCGAAGCTGCCGTCTTTGTTTACTTGGTCAACGACGAACACCTTCTTGCTGCCAGGGTTGCCGCCGATGAAGACGTCAACGTGGTCTTTGTCTTTGCCGACAGTGCCCTTGATGTAGCCATAGTGGTTGGCCATCGTGTTCTTCCACTCGGTACCGTCAGGAGACTTACCGCTGCGCTCGGAGCCAGCAGGGTTCTCGATGGCGATACGCAAGCCGCCCACAAACTTCGGTGGGAGGTGCCCCTTCTTGTAGACGCCAGACTTCTTCTGGGCCTCAGTGGGTTGTGGCGTGTCATTGAGCGGACTGGTCGCAGCTTGGTGCGCAGCCTCGTCGATCTGCTCGACAGCGGATGGGGTCTCAGGTTTCTTGCGGCCCTCGATGAAATAGAACATGCCACCGCCAGCAGCCTTGGCTCTCTTGCCTTGGCGAATCTGGAACTCCATGTCATCAACAGAGCTTGCGTAACCACCCTCTCGTTGACCAGTTTCCTTGTTCTTGGGGCCGAGCAAAAAGGTCTCGGCTTGGGCCATGCTCACAAACTTGTTGCCCACGGTCTGTTGGCCAACCTGGAACGTAGGCATGACGTCGTAGCCTTCCTTGCGAGCCACCAGGTCTTCTGGTGACATGGCCACGGTACCGGCTTGGTTTGTGGTCTCAGGCAGAACGACAGGTTGAGCCTCACCTTCGAGGGTTTTGGTTTCCTCGTTGGGGGTCACGCTGTCGCGGCGAATCACTGGGTCTGTTGCGCCAGTATTGCTGCCGATGCCGGTCGATGCCGTGTCGCCATAGGCAGCACGCACATCCTCGCCACGCTCTTTGGTGCGCTTGGCCTGCTCCTCTGGGGTGACAGGCTCGACACCACTGAGCATCTCTTTTACGCGCATGGCTTGCGTCACCACAGCGTCGAAGCGTGGGTCATCAGACGACTCAATGCCAGCGGCACGCAGGGCGGCAGCTACCTTGGGGTCGTCTTGGAATGCAGCGAAGACTTCGGCGCGGCCGTCCTCAGTGGATAGCTTCTGCTCAAACATCGAACGAGCTTGCTCGATGGTCATCTTCTGGTCTTCGCCCTCGCCACCCTTCTTGCCG